CCGGGCCCCGCAACCCGGTCGGTCAAAACCGCGTAACGATTCGGGCGAGCCGGGCGGCATCGGCCGCACGCCGGCGCTCATCTCGCTTTAGGTCCGCTTCCTGGCGCTGAACCGCATACCGAAGATGAAGCTCGTACCCCCGAACCTTCTGGCGTCGGAACAGCCAAGCGGCCGCCGGGCACGGGGCTTCGCTGGTGCATCCACACGGCAGCATCGTTACGGCTTGGCTCCCAGCAGGAGCGCCCGGATCACTTCCGCTTCCGCGGCGTCGACGTACCGCTCGTTCTCGCAATACCGGCATGGGTTACAGGACGGGCACGGGACCCGCGTCACCTCCTCGTCGAGTTCGAATGGCGCTTGGCCGTTTTCGACCATCCAACGGCGCCGGACCTCCTGGTCGACCAGACAAGCCCCACCGCAGAGCCCGCAGGCGCGCTTCGTGTATCCCCGCGGGTCGTGCTCCTCGCCGCTCGCGAGGCACTTCGGGCAGATCGCGATTCCCATCCCGCACCCTACCACCGCGCCGCGCGGCGCGGTCATCCGGGGCGCCATCCCGGGGCAATGGAACAGAACCCGTGCTGCCGAGCGTTCGTCGGAACTCTAAAGACGGAAGATCTTTACGCTGCCGTTTATCTCGCGTGCCCGACGTGCGGAACGACGATCAAAGATCGAATCCAAACGGCAGCGCGCCCCTCGCTTGCGCCGCGGGACGCCTGGCATAACGCCGGAGCCGCGATCTCGTTTGTGAGTCTGCTTTCACCACCACCTCCCCCGAGCTGGGCGAGCTCTCGCGCGGCGGCGCTTCATCACCGAACGCTCGGGAAGGTTCGGAGGCGACAGCGCCGCCTTCACACGAACTCGAGGGCATTCTGATGACGTTCGAGGTCAGCGGGATCGGCCGCCGGGTCGGGGCGATCGGAATCTTCCACGCCTTTTCCTGTACCGTGGAGGCGCAGGACGACGCGGAAGCTCGCCTCAACGTGTACGGGGGGTACGAGCACATCACGGAGATGAAGGTAACGCCGGCGCTGGAACGCCAGACGATCGTCGTGTCGCCGAAGGAACTCGTCCGGTGCTGCTGGTGCGGGGCCGAGGAATCCCGGCAGGTCGCGTTCTCGATCGGGTGGCTCGAACACACGGACGAGAACGGGCGAGCGTACGGATGCCCGAACCACCCTCAGCGTCTTCTGCCGGCCCGCCGATGAGCCGACAAGCACGTAGGAGACGCATCGCGAAGCAGGTTGAGTATTGTGGCCTTACGTACACGGGGCCCTTCCGGAACACGTGGCTCGAACCCGGTCCCGACACGATGCCGTATGGGGCCCGGAAGCGCCTCATGATGTTGATCGTCCAGGCCAAGATTCTCGCGAAGCTTCTGCCGCTGAAGGGGACCCAAACCATTCCCGACTATCGGGCGGCTGCGCGCGAAGCGTCCGCCGAGTCGATCCGCGAGACGACCCAGACGCTCAACTACCGGTGGCTCATGCGGGATCCGAAGGATTCCCGTCGCCGTCGAGGATCGAAGGGTCGTCCCGAAGCGCTTCCGCGATTGCCTCTGCCCCGCGTGCCTGTGCCTCGGCCGCGCTGACGTCGACGGGCGCATCCGGAACATCGACGCGAGGATTCTGCGCCGCCCGCGACTGAACTTCTCGGATCGTTCGGCAGACGTCGCCTCGGGTGACGAACCCGGTATCGCCGGAGTCGAACCCGGCGTTCTGCCGGTAGATGGCCTTTGAGCGATCCCGCTCCGCCGGCGTAACGGTGTCGTGGTTGTTCAGCTTCGACCCATCGCGGGCCGCCACGACCCACGAATCTTCCTGTCCGATCGCGGCCGGGTAGAAGACCCCCAGGTACGTGTTCTCGAGCGAGTCCATCCGGCCGCGGTACGAGCCGAGGTATCGCTCGACGAACGGGAGCTGCTCCAGGACCGTCATCTGGGCGAGCCCGTAGGGGGACGTGCCGAGCAGCTTCGCGGTCGAGGGCATGAACTGGATCAGCCCGACGGCCCCCTGATACGGAACGCCGCGCTTCTGCGCGTCGATGACGGCCCACCGGTTCCGCTGACTCGGGCTGAAGGTCCCGGCGGTTTCGAACGAGACGACGCATGCGAGCCAATCCGGCTGTATCGAGAGTTGGTCGGCGGTCCCGCAGAACCCCCGTAGTTCGTCCGGCGTTAGGTGCTCGATCCCGGGGGCCCCGCAGATAGTTCGCATGACCGGATCCTCCCCCGGTCCCCCAGGTAGGTCAACGGAGGCTGTCGAATTGTCTAGACACCGTGTCTAGACACGCTAGTATGAGGTTCATGAAGACGACGAATTGTTCGTGTGGATGTTCGGCTCCCCATATCATCTTTTCTCGCCGAACGGCTGATAACGTGCTCGTCCAGGGCTGGTCGGACGGGTACCTGACGACCACGATTATCGGCCAGGTCGTTGCCCGCTCGTTGCCCACGAATCTACTTTGGATTCTCGCCGACGAGATCGGACTATATGAGAAGTCGGAACTCCGCTCCCTAGTTAAGGGAGCTCGGAAAGCTCTCGATAAGCACGTCCGAGAGCCCCATCGCACGCGCCTATCCGACCTACCGCGGCTCGTTCGTGCCTATGCACCGGCGGTGGTCTCGTGAAAACGACGGTAGACGAATCGGGGCGAACGACCTGGCACTTCTCGAAGCAGGAGCTCGTCGCGCTCCTCGCGTTCATGTCGACGGATGTTACGCGCCCCGGGATATCGATCCTGGTGCTCGACCAGAAGACGGGTCGCTGCTGGGCTACGGACGGGCACCGCGGCGCGATCCTGAAGGGGGAGCGGGTCGACCACGACCGCGCGATCGAGCGCCCCGTCGAGGGCGTTAAGCGCGAGACCGTCGAGAGCGCGATCAAGCATGCGGCTCCGAAGGACGAGATCCGGATCACGGGGCCCGGTTCCGCGTCCGAGATCGCGAAGTGCCGCGTCGAGGTGATGGAGCCCATCTCGCCCGGATCGAACTTCTGCCGCGCCTCCTACGAGGCGTTCCTGTCGGACGAAGCGCCGAACCATCTCGACGCGGTCGTACCGGAACGGCGCGACCCGAAGCACAAGGGGGGCGCGACGGCCTGCTTCAACGGTCCGTACCTGGCGGACCTCGCGCTTGTGACGAAGGCGTGCCCGCCGACGATCATTAAACGTTCCGACCGGGGGACCGATAAACTCTACCCGGGAGTCGAGATCCAACCGCCCGCGAGCGATCTGGATCCGCTCCTCGGGACGGTCCGGTGTCCCGCGAATGGGTCCGAATGGTCGATCGTCGTCATGCCGATGCGGATGTAGGCGCAAGTTTTGCGGAAGAAAAGTACGGTTGCTGTGAACCAAAAAAGGAGAGAGAACAATGCCTAAACCGACGGTAGGGTTGTTGATTGCACTCGCACGCCTAATCGAGCTCGAAACGGGTCGGAAGCCCGAAGCGCTCTTGGTCGGCCATCTCGTGATGCATGATGTCTGGCGGGAGCTCCTTCCGACGATCCAGGAGTCCCAACCGGGCGCCCGGATCGACGTAACCGACACCGTCCACCTCGGCGGGACTGCGATCCGGTGGGGCAGTCATCTTGAGCTGAACACGGTCCAATTCAAGATTCGTTAGGGGGAGATGCGAATTGTCTAGACACGGTGTCTAGACACGCTAGTGTTGGATCATGAAGACGATGACGACGGCAGCCAAAACGACGGTTCAGAATCCCAACCTCTACGTGGTCCGCTCCTGTAACTTCTCGTGGCACGAGCCGATCGAAACCGCTTCCTACGAGGAGGCCCTGACGGCTGCTCGCGGTCGCGGGTTCGAGGCTCGGATCGACCGCGCTGGGACGCTCGTCGCGACCTGGAGCCCGCTCTACGGGACCCACACGTACTCGCGCGAGCTCGCCCGATGAGGGCCGCGTTCCCGCCCCGTAGGGCTTCCGAGCCGACCCGAACGATGGGGGGCGAGCTCCCGGGCGGCATCGAGCTCGAAGTTCGCTGGTGGGCCGGCTCCGGCCGGGTAGAGGTCGATCAGAATGTTGCGGGCGAGTGGGTTGGGTTCGCGGTCGGCTGCTGGGACTACGAGAGCGACCGGGTCATCTGGTCCCGGCACGAAGGGTGCTCCCCTACCCGTATCGCGGGCGCCGTCACCGATATGATCCGGATCGAGGCGCAGTCGTGAGCGCGTTCCCTACCGGGAAGGACATCGCTCACCTCCTCGGGGTCGAGACCGGCATCGCGTCGTCTATCTCGTGGGCGTTCGACTGCATGGGGGTCGCGGAAAAAGAGATCGCGCGCGCGAAGCGGGCGCACCCGAAACGAGCCGATGCGATCCACGGGGCGTTCCGGATCCTCTACCCGGGAATGCTGTCTGAGTTCCGGAACGAGCGCCTGTACCGGCACCACGTTCAAGAGCTCCTCGACCGCGTAGCGCGCGATGAAGATCTCAAGCCTGGGACGACCGCCGAGTGCCTCGCTAGCCTGTCGAAAACGAGCCTAGTGGCCCCGCTCCGGGCCGACCCGACGAACCTCGCGTACCGGTTGTTTCAGCAGGTACTGGGGCGCTCCATCGCCGGCGAGACCATTCGGGAGTCGTTCCCGGGAGCGCTCGACGAACTCGAGCAGGATATGCGGCGGAAGCTGTCGAGCGAAAGGGATCCGGCGTGATCGAACGACGCGCCCACCTGTACCGGTGCATGTTGCGGGACTGGCGCGCGGGCCGCGCGTTCTGGGACCAGCGTGGGTTCTACCGGATCTTCGCGCTCGTCCGGGGGACCGACGGAGTCGTCCGGAAGTCGAGCTCGGCCCGGAAGGCACCTTGGTCGGACCTCGCGCTCGAGTTGTTCCCGGGGTCATCCGGGGGACTTCACGCGGCGGCCGAGCTCGAGTACCCGCTGACTCGTAGGACCGCATTCGGACGCCTTCACGCGCTCGACCCGGTTGCGTCAAAACTGCTGTGTGAGATCGCGAAAGAGGAACTCGATGTGTGAAGACGAATCCTACCGGGTTATCGGGACGCACCACCGAGAGGGAAGCCGGAACGTGACGCTGACCCGACAGGGTGGGTTCGTTGACCTCGCGGTCTCACAGCTCCGCCGGATCGGCTACCGCCGGATCCTCGTGAGGCCAGCGGGCGCAATGTCGTCCTTTCCCCCTCCCGCGATGCCGCAAGAAAGCGTTAAAGGTTGTCTAGACAGCGCCGTTCCTAAGGGGCATGGAACGAACGCAGGAGGGACGGAAGATGGAAACGGAGTTGATCGCGGGGTTGCAGGAGGAGTGGAAGCTCGCGATGCGGGCGGGGCGAGCCGAGGACGCGGGCCGGATCGCGGCTCGGATCTGGGAGATCCGAAGATCGTCGGCGAAAGTCCGGGCGGCTCGTACGACGACCCGCCTAGCTCTCGCGTCCGTCCTTCGTTAGTACCCCGCGCCCTCTGGTACTGGAGGGGTGTACGGGAGGGTTGAAAGCCCGTATAGACATCCCATGAGAACCAAAAAACAGAAGTCCGTTCCGCCGGACCCGACTCCGCCGACTCCCGAGAGCTCGAAGATGAGAGGGTTCCGGTTCCGGCATTCCGAGTATGAGACCTGGCGGGTCCGGGCCCTTCAGGAAGGCATCGGGATCACGGATCTGATCCGGAAGGCGATGTCGTCCTACCTTTCTTCTTAACCGCGCCCACTCTCGTCAAAAAAGAAAGCGCTTACGGCGCTTAAGATTGTCTAGACAACGTCGTCTAGACAAGTATGATGAGAGACATGAAGAAGATGATTCTGGTGGCGACGATGATGCTGGCGAACGCGTGCGCCTACGGGGCCGGCCCGGTCCCGACGGTCGACCCGGCGCCCCAGGCCGGGCAGGTAGTCGCGAGGGCCGCGGACGTCATCGTGGAGGCGGACGAGACCTTTTTTCAACCGGTCCAGGAAGCCGCGACCGAGTGGTCGGCCGCGACCGGGATGTCGTTCCTCGTCGTCTCGGTTCCGGCGGGGTCGGAGTGGCACGACGGGACCTGGCGGGTCGAGTCGGAAGCGGTAGCGCCCCACTTGGCCGGCACGGGCTGGCGAGCCGAGAACCCGGAGCCCCTGACGGCCCACATCGGGATCGACCCCGCGATCGTGGCGGGGTTCGGGTTCACGGAGGACGAGCTCCGCCGGGCGATGCTTCACGAGTTCGGCCACGCGCTCGGGCTCCGGTTCGCCGGTGGCGACCTTCACTACGAGGGCCCGCTCCCGAGCGTGATGTATAGCGGGCTCCGGGACGGCCCGAACTGCTCGCTTCACCTCGGGACCCCCGAGCTCGACGCGTGGGACGTAGCGTCACCGGCCTTCCCCCGAACGGCTCGCTAACCTGGGGATAACTTGTAGGGGTCCGGTGGGGGCGTCATAGACCCCTCGTGGCGAAGCTGAAGCCGGTCTTCTGGTTCGGGTTCCGCGACGACCGCCACCGCGCGTGGCGGGTCTACTTCGCGACCCCCGAGATAGTCGCCGGCTTCGGTCGTAACGCTGACGGGATCGACGACCACGCGTTCGTCGAGTTCACCGCCCGGCGGATCTACCTGAATCCCCGGGCTCCCCGTGGGACCTGGGAAACGACGCTCCTCCACGAACTCGGGCACGTTGCGCTCGAGGACACCGGGTTCGAATACAAGGAGCAGTTCATCGAATGTCACGCCGTTCATCAGCTACCGATCCTAAGGTCCGTCGGGTTCCGGTTCCCAAGTCCTCCGCGGGCAGCGTTCACGCTCCGGAGGCGGAAGTCTCCGCGACCCCGTTCCTAGGGGTTCGGCGAGGCGGAGTGCCGAGCGCGAGCGTCGGCGAGCTCGAACAGCTCAAGCAGTTCGTCACGACTCCAACGCAGCTTGCGAAGATCGACCTTACGATTGAGTGCGGTGGGAACGCGCACGAAGCAGCGCGCCGCATGGGGATATCGCCGTCGAGCATCCTGCACGCGCTCGGAGTCGTCCGGAAGTTCGCAGCCTCGCAGGGGCTCGCGCCCGCGTACGGATGGCAGAAGCCGGTTCCGGAACCGATGCGGCTGAAGGGGAACTCGGACCATTACGAGAAGGGAAAGCTGACGAAGCAGTGGGTGAAGAGCGAGCGCGGCCCCTCGGGGAAACCAAAGGTCGATCCGCTCCCGCCGAACTTCTCGCTCGAGCGTGTCTCGACCATGTATGGGCGTCAGGGCGAGGTCCTGATCCAGCACCAGCGCGCGGTCGCGGACAAGAACCAGAAGAACCTGGAGGAGTTCTGGCGACAGGCGAAGCAGCACGCGAAGCAGTACCGGGGGCTCTCGAAGCCTTCGAAGCCGATGCCGATGAAGCGTCTCGACCTCCTGAGCACGTACGTGCTCGGCGATCCCCACATCGGGATGCTGGCGTGGGGGCGCGAGACCGGCGGCCGCGACTTCGACTTGAAGATCGCGCAGGAGCAGCTTTACCGGTGCGTCGAGATGCTGGTCGAGATGGCCCCGCCGGCGAAGGAAGCCTTCATCGTCGATGTCGGAGACTTCTTTCACGCCGATGACGACAACCAACTGACGCCCCGCGGTCATAACAAGGTCGACGTCGACTCCCGCCAGGGGAAGGTGATCCGGGTCGGGCTCGACCTGTTTCGTCGCCTCATCGACCTCTGCAAGCAGAAGCACGAGCTCGTGACGGTCGATATCCGGCGGGGCAACCACGACCCGAAGCTCTCGACGGTCCTCCAGATGTTGCTGCTCGAGATGTACCGGAACGACGACCGGGTCGTGATCGAGGAGAACCTGAATCCGTTCGCCTACAAGCTGTTCGGGAAGAATCTGATCGGGACCTGCCACGGCGACGAGACGCGGCCCGAACAACTCCCGGGCGTGATGGCGACCGACTGCGGTCCGAACGGGATCCCGGGTTGCCGGAGCTACTGGGGTAAGGCGAACTACAAGGTCTGGATCCTCGGGCACATCCATCACAAGAAGGTCGTGAAGGTCGAGGAATACCCGGACGTAAAGATGGAGTACTTCAACACGTTAGCCCCACGCGACGCTTGGCATAACGGAGCCGCGTACCGGTCGAGCCAGTACCTCCAGGTGATCAGCTTCGACCGCGAGTACGGCGAATGCCATAGGGCGACGGTCGACGCGCGGCGCGTTGACGCCTACATCGAGCAGCGCCTGAAGGGCGCGAAGGAACGAAAGCGATGATCAAGAAAACGAAACAGGGGCACCAGGTCACGAGCGAAGCGGGGAAGCCGCTCAGCCGCCCGGACCTGACGATGAGCGAGGCGAAGGAACGGTTGGCCGAAGTCGAACACTTCAAGCGAAAGGGAGCGGGCCGTGGCGCAAAGAAGGCACGCTAGAGGCAGCGCTCCGAAGTCCCGGGGGCCGAAGGAGCACGAGTGCGCGGTCCCGCCGGATCGCCCTATTCCGTGGGAGGCGACCCGGACGTCGTGCGGCCAACCCGTCGAAGGGTCGGCTCCGTTCCGCGTGATGGCCCAGACGTGGTTCGAGGCCCGTAAGGCTGCGCTCATTCACTTCGGGGTCGGGCAGGCCGAGATTACGGTCCGGCAGGTCTGACCGCGCCGCGCGGCGCGGTGGTTGAACGGCCCCCCGGGGGGTGCGAGGCTCCCGAGATGGCAGATCCCCGCGACGACCTCGACCCGGCCGACGGCGGGGAAGTTCACGACCTCGAGATTCGGAAGATCACTGACGACGAGTTCGGGCTCGTCGTCACGCTCAACGAGGACCCGGGACCGGACGAGCGGAAGGGATTCTGGATCCAGCTCGATCGCGAGTCTCTCGAGGAGCTCGTTCAAGACGCGACAGAAGCGCTCCGCCGGGATCCGCCCCAGCGCCCCAACTGAGCCGTGGCTTCCGACTTCGAGGACGTGACGCTCCCGTACCGGGACGGGAAGAAGGGGTACGGGGGGAAGATCACGCGTTCCCAGTTCGACGCCGCGGATATTCGCGACGTGCCGATCCGGGATCTTCACGCGGTCCAGCACACGGTTCGAAAGTCGCGCGTCCAGCACTACGTCGAGCGGGGCGGGAAAGGCGAACCGGACGACGTCTCGAAGAACGGTTTCGCGCAGGACCTACCGATCGTGGTCGCGAGCGGGGGCGTCCTGTACCTGCACAACGGTCATCACCGGGTCGAGGCCAACCGGATTCTCGGGAACCGAACCGTCAGGGCTCGCGTCGTCCGGGTCCCACGGCCGGGACTCCAGGCCTGGGCGGAACGCGAATAACGACGGGGGCGATCGCTTTTTCTTTCCCGACCGATATCGGAGTGATTACGATCTGATCATCAAGCGGGAGCTCGCGCAGAAGGGCCCAGGATCGCCACTCGATGACGTCCTGGTAGCAGAGGTCGCAGAGCTCCGGCATATCGTCGCCGCAGCCCTGGCAGAAGCCGCGCCAGCGCTCGCACCCCCCGCAGAGGAATTCGAGGCATCCGCGGCAGTCCCCCTTGTGGACTTCGGGATGAAGGGGTAACTGCGCGGAACGGTGAAGCTCTTGCGTTGCCATTGACCCCGGATGGCGCCCGCGGCATGGTCGGGCGATGGCGAAACGATTCGAAGAAGTACATCAGGCGCCCCAGGAACAGAGCGCTCTCGCGGAGCTCAAGATCCTGAATCAGAAGGTCGACGAAGCGATCGCGACCGACACGAGACTCGCGGACGAATGCGCCCGACTCGAGTCGCACCGAAAGCAGGCCTGGGATGACTTCCAAGCCACGAAGCAGATCCTGACCCGGATGGTCACGGCCGCTCAACGGTCGAAGGACTTCCCCCCCTCGCTCTGCGAGGAAGCAGCCGACTTTCTCACCCGGAGGTAACGATGCTGATCGCGATCCTGAACAAGTCGGCGCACTTTACCGGACTACCGAACCTCGTCGAAGCGATGGCGGAAGCGGTCCAGCAACAGATTCAGCGCCACGCGAGCGTCGCGTGGGGACGAGCCGCCTGGGCGGTCCAGTACTTCCGCGACGTCACCGCGGTCCCGAAGTCGGCATCGCGGCTCTGGTTGCTCGACAATCCGGATGTCGCGGGCGCCCTCGGGTATCACGACCAAGATCCGCACGGGTATCCGTACGGGAAGGTTTTCGTCGATCTGATTCTCCAGAACGGCGGGACCGAGATTGATGGTCCGAATTCCGTGTCCGTGACGCTCTCGCACGAGGCGCTCGAGATCTACGGGGACCCGATCGCGAACCGCTGGGCCCAGATGCCGAACGGAACCCTGATCGCGCTCGAGCTTTGCGACCCCGTCGAAGGCGACAGCTATCCGATGAAGCTCTCGACCGGGACCTCACCGGTGAGCGTGTCGAACTTCGTGTTCCCCGAGTACTTCGACGGAAAACCAACGAGCCGAAGATTCGACCAACTCGGAAAACTCGCGGCTCCCTACTCGATGGACGCGGGTGGTTACCAGATCCTGATGGACGGCGGCCAGGTCCGGAGCGTCTTTGGGGCCGCGTTCCCGGCCTGGAAGCACGGCGCGAAGCAATTCGCCGGTTCCCGTACGGCTCGCCGGCGCCATCCCTGACCTGATGAAGCTCGACCGAGCCGCCGACGACGCAGCCTGGATCCTCTTGGCCGTCTTCGTCGTGGTCGCGTACGCGGGCGCCGTGACGGCCCTGACGGGCTTGGCGCTCGCGTCCTGGGTCGAGGAAAAGGCAAAGGGACGAACATGAGCAACCAACACGTTGTACTTAGCGATCCGACGGGGAACTTCTGGAACGGCGCGTTCGTCTCGCGCGAGAAGGCGACCGCGCTCGAGGCGATGGGGGCGACGACGATCCCGGTCGTGCCCGAGATGATGCTCCGGAACGGCGCTGGTGGTTACGTGGTGCGGTCCTGGGGAGCCGGGTGGCCACTCTCGCAACATCCGTCGGCGGTCGCGAAGCTTTTGATGTTCTGCGACCCGGCGTTCCCGCGGTTTCACTGGCGAGCCCGTGTGCGGCTCAACGCCGGCGTGAAGATCGAGGACGTCACGCAGGACGCGTCCGTTAGGTTCGCGCCCGACGGCGCCCAGCATATGTCGATGCTGGTTGGGGTTCAGGCCGGTGGGGAGCAGGGGGCGCTCGCCCGAATCTCGGACGCCGTCACGATTCACCCGAGCGATGATTCTTGGATCGTCGGGGGAGAGGTCGCGATGGCGGTCCGGACGATCGGGTACGCGGGGTTCGCGCTCTTCGGCCACGGCAAGGGCCTCTCGGTCGAATGGGCAGCCGTCTCCCAGACGGCGTAACATCCCGGGATGGAGCAGAAGGACATCTCGTTCCCGCGCGGCGACACGTACGCGTTCGAGGTCGTCGCGAAGCGGCCGGATCCCGCGACCGGGTTCCTACAGGTAATCGACCTGACGGCCGGCAAGGCGTGGTTCACGGCCAAGCGGACCGTATCGGACCAGGACGCATCCGCGACGATCGCGCTCTCGACCACGACCTCGGGAGTCGCGATCGTCGATGCTCTCGGGGGCCGGGTTCGGGTCACGATCCCGCCGGCCCCGACGCTCGCGTTGCCCGATAACCCCGTGAACCTCCGGTACGACGTCCAGGTGATGGACTCGACCGGGAACGTCACGACCGTCCAGACCGGGATCTGTTCGGTCGTACCGGACGTCACGCGCGCTACCTCCTGACCGCGCCGCGCGGCGCGGTGGTTGAACGCCCGCGGGGCGGCTGCCACGGTAGGGGATGCGATTCGGCAAGGCCTTCAGCCGCTCCGTCGGCGCCGCTACGTTTCCGACGCTCGGGACCGACTCGGCCCCGACCGACGCCCCTCAGAACACGTCGAACAACCCCGAGTTCGACTGCGTAATCAGCAACATCAACGGGTTCCCGATCCAAAACATCGTGGTCGGGTACCAGTACGTTGGGTCGGGAAGTCCGAACTCGATGTCGGTCGCGCTTTACGTGTACGACGACATCACGCAGGCCTGGTACCTGAGCGCGACCCAAACGGTCGACCCCGGGAAGCTCTCGTACTTCACGGTGCCGGCGCTGACGAACAGGGCCGAGAATTCGGCCGGATCGATCAGCGCGTTCCTGCTCGTGACGCCTCCCGGGGGAGACGCCACCGGCACCTATACGTTCACGATGGGGGGAGACCTCGGGGCCGGAACCGTCAACGTCACGGCGACTGTTTCGACGGCGGGACTCGCGACGAGCGCGCTTCAGACGAGCGCGAACACGAAGCTCGATACCCTCCATGCCGACCTCGGGACAACCCTTCACACGGATCTCGCGACGACGCTCGCGGGAAAACTCGATACCCTTCACACCGACATACTCGCGCTGAAGGACCCCAACACCCTTACGGCGATCACGCCGAGCGATTCTACGGACGTCACCGCTACTTGTACCAAGGGGCTGTTCGTAGCCGTGACGGGCAACGTCAACGTCACGGGCGTTGGCGGAACTGCTCAATCGCTCGGTACCCAGGTTGCCGGCACGCGGATCCGGATCGCCCTCAGCAAGGTCAATGCAGCAACGACCGCGACGGTATTTGGTCTATCGGGGCCCTGAATGCCGCAAGACTGGCAAGACTGGCGGGGTTGGTCTCCGTTTGATGTCCCCGAAACAGTCGCGTGGTTCGGGGCACGTGAACGCGTTACGAATGTTTCGGGCGCCGCAAGCGCATGGGCTACAACGGCACCACCCGCTGCTTTCACGGGCACACAGAGCAACGCTAGCTTGCGCCCCGCAATCGCGAACGGTATTAATGGCCGACCCACGATCGCTTTCACTATCGGCAGTAATCAGCTCTTAGCCGACACCACCGACATCCTAGCGGCAGGAGCCCCTCGCTACGCGCTAGCAGTCGCGAAAGCCAGCACCTCGGTAGGCGGCACGATCTTTCAATTCAGAACGACGGGTGCAGTATCGATCCTATACCCTACCAACATAGGCGGTGCTTGTTACTATTGGAACGACGGTGTCGGAGGACTTGCTTCCGAACTCACGGCGACCGCACCAGACATCACTCAACCATTCTTGATCGAATGGGAATTGACAGTAGGCGCTCCAGTAGTCGTGCGCGTGAACGGCGTAACGCGCGTATTGACGTCGTCAAATGTGTCGTCGGATATTGGCACGTCTGGGTTTAAGATCGGCGAGAGCTACGCCGGTCAGCCGTGGGGGGGTGACGTCGCCGATATCTACATCGCGTCTGGAATCCCTTCTGCATCGGACCGCGCAAAACTTCGAACATTCTTCTCTACAGCGAACGGATTGACACCCCTATGAGCGGCGCTCATTTCACGGTAAGCCAGGAAGACAGTCCCGGTACACAGGATATCGCACGCGTCGATCTTCGGTCCGGGACTACGATCGACTTCGTTGCGCAATCGTCGAGCGGGCAGACGAATCCGATCTGGACCTTCACGGCGTGGCCTGCGGGAGCCGCCCAGACACAACCGTCGAGTCCGAACTCGTTTCACGCTACCTATTTGGCGACAACGCCCGGGACCTATCGAGCGCAGTTGACGGTCGGAGATGGGCTTGGGGCAAACCTCAAAAGTTTCATCTTCGCGGTAACGCGCGATCCGAACGGTCTATTGTGGGATGATGGTGGGCGCGAGCCGGCATTTCGAGAAGTTTTGGGTGAGGACAATTCCTCCTCAAACGCTCGTGGGTGGGCTCAAGCGACGGAAGGGGATCGCACTGCCCTCACGCCGACGTTCGCGACGATCGCGGCTCTTGTGGGGGCTCGATCCAACAGAGCCAAAACCGTCGAGGTCGCGAACTTCGCAGCAGCGGGCGATAACGGGGGTGGGACGTTCCGATGGAACGCGACCTCGACCGCACTTCACGACGGCGGAGTCGTAATCCAACCAGGGTTCGGAACCGCAGCGGCTCTTACGACGGGGCGCTGGGAGCGGCAGTATTCGGGAGCTATCAGCACCGCTTGGTTCGGGGCAGGTCGTGGAATCGACGCTGCCGATACAGCGGGAATTCAAGCTGCGATCAATCTCGCCGCGACTCTGACGAGTACGAAAAGTCTCGAGATCCGGATTCCGTTTCCTGTCGCGGGTTCGGGGTTTTACGGCATCAACCAGACGCTTACGATTCAGGGTCATCCGAATCAAACAATTCGACTCATAGGTGAGACCGCGTCGGGTGCGGGTAACATGGGCGTGCGGCTCCGTTGGACAGGCGCGACCGATGGCACGTTATTGGATTGTCCGGGAGTGAATGGTCTACGGATTCAAAACCTATGGTTAGACGGTGCGGGCGTTGCTAAGCGCGTCCTTTGGATCCGTCCCGACCAAGTGAACGCGATCGGCGCATCAGGTGTCGACATTCACGACTGCCAGATCACAAGCCCCAGGAACGTGGCAGGCGGCGCCGCCGTAGCCCTCGGTCCCAACACCGGAGGTATCACCCAAACAGACAACATCCGTTTTTACGGATGCACGATCCAGACGACCTACTTGGTCGGGCAACTTGCCGACGGCATCGTGAACCTAGCCGGGAACAATACGAAAAACGTTGCGCTGTTTGGAAGCGCACTCAACTACTTTCGCTATGGGCTTAACATGGCGTTGTCGTCGGGCCCGACATCCATGTTCGGTGGCGTAATCAACGGATGCGTGGGGGCGGCGGTTCTGGCGGGCGGTAACGCGCGCCTTGCCCTGTACGATGTCGAAGCCGAGGGCAACAACGCAATCGTGAATAGTGGAGGCGGAGTCGGGTCGGGCGCTGGCTCGATTCTGATGAAGAATTGCGAGTGGTACATGTCACCCGTCAACGCCAGCGCGTATACGGGCGACTGGGACGTCGCGATCGACTTTCTCGGTGGTGCCGTCGATATCGAAGGTGGTTTGATCTGGAACCAACGTAACTTTGCCATTACGGCTGCGACGAACACAGCCCCTATCGTATGCACGGCGGCGGCGCACCTTCTCAAAACAGGCGATCGGATCGAAGTCTTCGGAGCGCTAGGCAACACCAGCGCCAACGGTTTCTGGACCGTGACGGTGTCCGATGCCAACACCTTCACACTCGTTGGGTCTGTCGGCAACGGTACTTATTCCGGGTCTGGTTTCGTGTACGTCGAAGCCAAAACCCAGATCGGTTCGCAGGAGCTCCCGACCAATTCGGCATTCCGCGCGACCGGGTGCCAGTTCTGGATCTCGCAGGACCACCCGTCGGTGTACGACACGCAAGGGAACGATCTGTTTGGGTCTGTTTACGCACAAGCCCACGACGTCCGGGTCGCGTTGAAGTCTTGTATCGGCGCCAGTATCGCGTCTTCTGGTAACTCGACCGCGATGCCCGATATCGATATGCGGGCGCAGCGGCTTGGTCGATACGGCGCGGGATCGTTGATCACCGACACAACAGGTCAACTGGTCGTCAGTGGTCCCGTGGACGTTCTGAGTTTCGGAGCTATCTCCGATGTCGCGGGGGCCGCTGACGGTGTGTTGTCGGGCGGAAGCGTCAACAACCTCCAGTCGACCGCGACGACCTTCACGGCGGCCGACGTCGGCAAGATCGTCCTGATTCACACGCCGAAAACTGTCGGGACCGGAACCGTCACGACTAGTACTTCGTTCGTCGCGAATGAAGGCTATTTGCTCACAGGGTCCGGTACTCTGTTCACGACGGAGTTTTTTACGGGCCAGCGGATCAAGATTGCGTCTGCCGAATACAACGTCGTCTCGGTCGCGAGCAACACCAGCGCATACATCTACCCGGCGCCGCCGAGTCTTTCGGGGCAGACGTTCTACCGGAGTGTTCAACACGCGGCGACGATCTCTGCGCTCGTCAACTCGCACAACGTCACGATCTCCCCAGGTGCAACTGTCGCCGGGAGCTCCCTGCGATTCTGCTACGGCACCGACAATCTCGCGTCGTTCAACGACGCGATCGCCTTCGCACAGGCTCGAGGTAAAGAGGTTCTGATACCGGGTAGTGCGCGCGCGTACGCGCTGTCGGGTCCGCTTGATCAGATTACGATTCCCGGGCTTAAGATCAGCGGACATGGCGCCGCTACACTCGCCCAGTCGGTATTTGGTTCAGACGACTGGCTAAGAACCGATCTGCAATACGGCTCGACCGTACGCGTGTTTTCGGGTGGTTTCTTAGAAGTGGACGGCCAACCGTACGTGGGACCGACGCTCGCGCACTTCGCCGTTGTTGGACCGGGTTATGGTACGGGTACCGGACTTGGACGGAATACAGGACTCGCTCACGATTGGGTCAATTGCAAGTTGACCGATGTCATATTCGCGAACTTCAAAATTGGTATCGACTTCGACACAACGTTCGCCTGTACGCAAGACGATCTTGCGGTCGTAGGGTGCGGGCGAGGGCTTCACTACATCGGCTCGAATACACACAAGTCGATCGGCCTATCGGCCCAAGCATGTGGGGTCGGTCTCGATCTGGAGGGACTAGGTGAGTCGTCTTTTACTGGTGCGCTGTTTCAGGCGAACATCGGGCAGGCCAGCACGTTCTTTCGACCGGCCGATAACAACAACGCCTGTAACCAGCTCAAGTTTCAAACGTGCCATTGGGAGAACAACGCGGACAGCCTGCACCTAGGCAACTTTATCCGCATGCATGCGGCGAACAATACGACCATCGCGGCGATCGAGTTCGACATGTGTCACTCGGGGGACCTCTATACGTTCGAACCTACGCAGGCCGGTACTGGCACGATCGTACACATCACGACGATCGGGTCGCAGTTCGCCGGTACCGTTAAACCGCGTTGGTCTGTCTGGACGAACGGTGGGTCGTGGTCTCTCGTCGATCTGTCGAACATGACGGACACAACGATGCAGCTTCTCTCCAAGGGGGGAAGCGCAACCCCCGACGGGACGTTCGGAAACTACTACCTGTGCCCGATCAACACCGGGCCGACGCCTGATGAGATCTCGCCCGATCTACTGAATGGGTTCGAGCAACACGTCATCTATTCCAGCAGCCTCAAGGTCAACCAGCCGAAGTTCAACGGTGTGAATCCTCCACTTTGGTGGACGCTCACACTTTACTTCCGCCCTCAAGCCGGGGGAACCGAAATTACCTGGAATGGGAACTTCATCACGAACCCCTGGACCGATGCCGGTTCGGTATCGGGCAAATCGTCGTTCATCACCTGGATCCATATCGGGTCGGGTGTGTGGGTCGTTAAGGAGTATCAGCAGTTTGACGGTTCCCAAGTTCCGCCGGAACTTCAGGTACAGATCATCTCGGGCGATACATCCGCCGGCTATGGAACCACACACGACATTCGCCTGACGGCATCGATCACCGAGCTCGCGCTTTCACCTGATGGCGAGGGGCACATCGTTACCTTCTACAACGACGTTCCGGTTAAACCGGGGGCGATCGTCAAGATCTTCAACTTCTCCGGACTCTTCGACCTGACGATCAAAAACGCGGGGGCCGTTACGCTCTGTCACGTTCCGGGGGCTCCTACGTTTGGACCCGGGTACGCCGAGATCGTCTATACGATCAACGCAACCCTCGGAGGCGGTGCCGCCAACTGGGTCCTGATGAATCCGGGAAACTGCTCGACCTGATTCGTTGCGGCGTCTGCCGGGCTCTGACATCATTGGGTACTCCCGAGGAGAACCCAAGATGGCGACCTACTTTTTGATCAACACCGTCACGTTCGCGGGCGGCAAACTGCTTCCTGGTGTCACGCTCGATAGCGTCGTCGACGCGTTCTCCTACAGTCAGGCCACCGGGGCTGGCGCCTTGCTGGTGCCGACAACGGACCCGACGGTCGCGGCAGCAGCCGCCAAAGCGGTTGCGGCGCACGCAAAAGGGGCGAACGAAGTCGAACTCGAAGAGATCATGATGGTCGGGCTCAACGCCAGCCTCGCGTCGACCGCGACTGGTTCGGGCGCCTCAGCCGTCGGAATCGAAGATGCCGGTTCGCTCTTCACGGCGCAGAACGTTGAGACCGCACTCGCGGAAGTGAAAGCATCGGCAGACGCCGCGATTGCGCTCCAGAAGCGCACCGTGACGGTGACGGACGCGACCCTGACGGACGCGGTCGCGGGCGAAGCCCAAGTAGTCGCGATCGGCGCTGCCCTGCCGGCGAACGCGATCGTGCTCGCGCACGAAGTACTCGTCACGACCCTGTTCTCGGGCGGCTCGGTCTCGGCCGTGAAGCTCGACATCGGCGGCACCGTCGCGGCCGCGATCGTGAGCCAGATGGACGTCTTCACGGGCGCCGCGACCGGTTCCCTATCGCCCCGCACCGGTGCTCACGCGCAAGGGAAGTTCTCGGCCCAGCAACTCAACGCGACCTTCACGCCCGATGGAGGCCACACGCTCGCGGCTCTCACGGCCGGTAGCGTCACGATCACGGTTTGGTTCTCGGTCCTCGCCTGAGCCGTTTGAGTCCCCGGTCCCCGGGGGCTAGAAGGGAACAGATGAGGTTCAGGACGCTCGTCGGCGACGTCGCGGGACTCGCCCTGTACGGGGCCGGTCTCGCGCTCCTCGAGGTTGGGTGCCGGTTGTCGCCGGCGCTCGACCGGGCCGGTACCGCGCCGCGCGGCGCGGTCGAGGAGCCGGACGAGATCCTCGGCGTATCGCTCTCGGCAGAAGCCGAGCGAATGATCGAAGAAGGACGAGCCGAACGCGCGCGTCCGATGCCGGCCGCTGCCGCGCCGCTCGCGGGCTCCGCGGCCGCCCGCGCGAGGGCCCGGTGATGGCGGACGACGACTTTAAAGCATCCGCGATCATCAAGAGCGAGCGGTACTTCGAGCTCACCAGGATGCTCCAGTACTTCGACTGCACCCAACACGATTACAAGCAGTACGACTTCGACGGCCGAATTCAGCGCCGCGGCTCGGAGGCCATGCAGCCGCTCATCACGGCCGAGGTCGCGAGCTTCTACATCCCGCTTCGTCAGCGTCGGCCGTCGGCGCCGATCCGGATCGGCAAAACGATCGTCGAAGCCTTCACCAACATGCTGTTCGGGGAAGACCGCTGGCCCCGACTTCTCTGCTCGGGCGACCCCGACACGCAAGATTACGCGGAAGCGCTCGCGAAAGAAGAGGGCCTGAGGGTCGCGATGGTGCAGGCCCGAAACCTCGGGGGCGCCACCGGGTCCGTCGGAATCTCGTGGGCGTTCGACCGCGGTAAGCCGCGGGTCGAGGTCCACAACGTCCGGAACCTTTACGTGCACGAGTGGGAAGACCGGAAGAAGCAGATCGTCGCGCACGTCTCGGAGTTCACCATCACGCACGAAGACGAGTACGACGCTCTGAAGAAGCGTATCGTTCGGAACTACTACTGGCAGCGTCAGGACTGGACCCCGGACGCGACGGTGTCGTTCTTGCCGGCGCCTTTCAAACCGGGCGTCGAGCCGATGTGGATCGAGGATCCCCAAGGTAAAGTCCAACACGGGTTCGGGTTCTGCCCGTTTGTTTGGATTCAAAATCAGCCGTCGAGCGACCCCGAGGGGGTTCCGGACTACCACGGGCAGTACGACGCGATGGACTCGCTCGACCTCCTGAACTCCGTCATCTCGCGCGGCACGATCCTCAACCTCGACCCAACCGTGGTCCTGAAGATGAACGCGATCGTCGCGGGCCGGACCGGGATCAAGAAGGGGTCGGACAACGCCCTGACGGTCGGCGAGAACGGCGATGCCCACTACCTCGAGATTGCTGGCTCGGGCGTCACGGCCGGACTCGCCGCGAAGGCGGACGCGCGCGCGTCGATCCTCGAGGCCTGCCAGTGCGTGATCCCGGACCCCGATCAGGTCGCGGCGGCCGGTACGAGCTCGGTCGCGATCAAAGCGATCTACGCTCCGATGCTCGGGAAGGCAGCCGTTCACCGAGAGCTCTATGGGGCCGGGATCAAGCTGCTCATCGAGCAGCAGCTCCGGGTCGCGCGCGAGCGTAACGGCCGACCCGTCACGATTCAGGTTCCGGCCGACCCGAAGTCGGAATCAGAAAGCGAATCTTCTGAGGCTGAATCCAATTCGGTCGAAGCAGTCGAATCGATCGATCTGCCGCCCAAGATGGTGCCGGTTCCGAAGCCTCCCCCGGACCCCCCGAAGATCGGACCAGACGGGATCCCGGAACCGAAGTCAGAAGAACCCGAACCCGATATCCCGATGTTCGAAGAAGTCGAACGGGTTCCGGGCAAAGGCGAGCGGATCGACCTCGGGTGGGGCGAATGGTTCCCGCTGACGGCCCAGGACAAGAACCAGGCCGTACAGGCAGTCCAGCTCGCGTCGGGCGGCAAAGCGGTTCTGTCGCAGCAAACGGCGGTCGAGGAAGCCGCGACGATCTTCAACCGCGACCCCGCCGAGGAGTGGGGGAAGGTTCAGAAGTCGAACCAAGAAGACCAGGTCCGGCAGGCCACGATGTTCCCGCCCGCGGGTGGCCCGGTTGGGAAAGACGACGCTCCCGGGGAAGATGACGACGAGGACGACGAGAGCGAACCCGAGCCGAAACCCGGGATGCCCAAAAGGCCGCCGAATCCGTTCGCACCGAAAGCTCCGAAGCCACCCGGTTTGAAGTAGAGGCGCCGCGTGTTCACGATCGTGAATGCGTCGCCGCGTTCAACCGCCTGCTCCCGAGCAGATCGAGATCGACAGGCTCATCCGGTTAATCTCCGACCACGCGGCACGCCGGTGCCAGAGCGGGGTCCTGAAGACCTGTCTGTGCGACCTCTGCTGGGCCGCGACCCGCCGACTCGAGAGGATCCGTAATGGCCAAGCGGGACGAGGCCCTACTCGACGTCGTTAAGCGCAACCGCGCCGAGGCGATCGACCTTTCGAGCCGGGTCGGGCAGAAACGACTTCAGAAGCTCCTCGACCGGGCCGCGGCCGACCTGACGAAACGGATCGCAGCGTCGACGCGTGCCGGTGGAGGGCCCGGTCAGGGGTCGTTCACACACGAGCAACTTCAGGCGACGCTCCGGCAGGTCCGGGATGTCTCGAAGGGACTCCAGAAGGGCCTGGGGCGGCTCGTGGTCGACCAAGGGCACGACGCGGTCGACCGGTCCGTCGGTAACCTCGTCGACTACCTCGGACGCGCCGAGAAGGCATTCAGGGGGGTTGGGGCGCGACCGCTCGCGCTGAAGGAAGCCGCGATCCTCGACCGTGCCTATTCCGGGACCGATTCGTCGATGCTGCGCCGGCTGATGTCGACCGGCGATGAGACGCCTGAGCATCCGGCCAAGAAGGGGATCCTGGACCGGTACGGCGAAGAGGTGGTGGGGCAGTTCGAGGAGTCGCTTCAGGTCGGGCTCGTGGCCCGCAAGTCATGGGCGGAAGTCCGGCAGGACCTCGTCGAAAACTCGCCTTTCCTCCAGGGGGCTCCGAAACACTGGGCGGAACGGATCGTTCGCACTGAGTCGATGTACGCGTACAACGCTGCCGCGCACGAGGGGATGCAGGAGGCGGACAAGCAGCTTGGCGATATGACGAAGATCCTGTGCGCGGTGTTCGACGACCGCACCTCGTGGGACTCCTACCAGGTTCATGGCCAGATCCGTCGAATGCAGGAACCGTTCGGTTGGTACCTCGGGCTTTACCAACACCCACCGAATCGACCGAACGATCGCGAGACCGTCATCCCGCACCGGGTTTCGTGGCCGATCCCCGCGACGCTCGCGTGGCGTCCGGCCGAGCAGGTAAGCGCGCGCTGGCGCGCGGAGGGCCGGAAGGGCCCCGTACCGCCGCGGCCCAAGATGACGACGATCCCGCTCGAGAAGTTCGGAAAGTAGCGCCCCTTGCACCGCTCCCCTGGGGGCGCGAAGCTACGGGACCGCGCCGCGCGGCGCGGTGGAGGCCAGGATGGCGACGAAACCTTACAAGCTGAGAGACGCAACCGGACTACGGGACCACACGGGGCAGTACTCGCTCAGCGGGAAACCGGCACCCGGCAAGATGCCCGACCCACCGGCCGCCGTTGCTCCAACCAAGGTCTACCCGGGGTATCCGCCCGGCGAGGTGAAACGTGACCCCGGCCCCGACGGCGAGACCCCGCTCAAGCCTCCCGCGAAAGAAGCCCCCAAGAAGTCTTATCGGTTGCGTGGTTGAACCACTCCGCGCCCCCATCCATGATTGGCCTGCGAGGTGACAGATGAACGCTGACGGCAAATATCCCGGTACCGGTAAAGAGAGCCCCTTCGGAAACGGCAAGGGAGCCTCGACCGCGACCGGCCCGACGACCGGTGGAAACGACTTCGTCAAAAACCCGGGCGGCGTCAAGACCGGCGCCGGCAACGACTTCACCCGCAATCCGGGCGGTATGAAGACCGGCGAGGGCCGCGACTTCACGAAGGGTGAGCAGAAGAAGCAACCCCAGGGTGAGTCGTCCGACCTCAATACCGAAACGTCACCCTCCGGCGAGCTCCTGAAAAAACTCGACGCGCCGGCGTCCCCCGAGCGCGGTGCTGGCTCGATGGGGAATCCCCGCAAATCGTACAGGCTCGGGAAGTAACCCGTGTCGATCGCGGTCCTGGACGGCAGTCTCTCGGTCGGACCCGACGTGGTCTCTGACTCGTCGTTCCCGTCCGGGACCCATACGGAACCGCTTTCGCTCGCCCCGCAAAAGAAGCTCGTCAACGCCTCAACCGGAACCCTCGAGCGGAACCTCGCGAGCGCCGGATCGTTCGCAACCCTCTCGGGGGTCGGCCCGACCGATACGGTTCAGCAGGGGACGCTCCTGTACGTGAGGGTCGCGGGCGGGTCGGGGTTTCAGATCCGGCTCACGCTACAGGACCCGGGGGGCGGATCCGATATCGTGTCGATCCTTCCGATCGACGGCACGCAGATGTTCGAATTCCCCTCGAACGGCTACCTGAAGGGCCTCGAGGCCAAGGGGAACGGCAAGATCGTTTACTTGATCGCCGGACCGCAGTGAATCACGTTCTGGGGGCCCACCCCGAGGAGAATGCCCAATGAGCCTGAAGGACGCTTTCAACCGAGCCAACCCGAACCATCTCGCTGACGAGTTCCGCACCGCAAAACTCGGCGACGTCCTGCGGTCCCTCTCGGTTCACCTCTACAAGCAGGCCCCCAGCGCGCCCGTGCCGCTCGACCAGATTGCCTCGACCCACACGCTCAAGCTCCCGAACGACGCGAAGGCGTGTCGGATTCATCGAGCGGTCGCGGTCGCGGGTTCCGGCACTCCTGCCGAGTTGGTGATCGACACTCCCCCGATGACGAGCGCCACCGCCGCCGGTCACATCAACATCTCGGCCGCCGGCGACCTGACGTTCGCGTCCGCTGACGCCTGGACTCGCGTCGACGTCGACTACTTGCCGGCCGTCATGGATACCGTAACGCTCACGCTCCCGGTCGTGACGAGTGATATTGCACTCCCGACATCCGTGACCGCGATCGGCGCCGTGATGTTGCTCCGGGCCGTTCTGACGGTCGGGACCGTGACGGGTGAGGGCAAAGTGATTGCGCCGGGTTCGCGCTCCAGCACGACCCTTCAGTGCAACCTCAACCTCGCGAAGGACACGGTTCAGTTCGTTTCCGCCGATGCCGTCACGCAAGCGACCATCACGCTCGGTCTCGTGCCCGGTACGAACCTCGATACGCTCCTGAAGGCTTCCGAAGGCGTCCTGACCTGAGAGGGTCTCGCGTGTTCGCCCCGCGGGGTCGGGGGATAAACGACCCCTGACCCCGTGGAGGAATCAATGGCTGAAGAAGAAAAGCCGGTTGAGAAACCGGTCGAGAAGACGCTCGAAGAGAAACCGAAGGATCCCCCGAAGGCTTCCGAAGAGAAGCCGAAAGATCCGCCGAAAGCCGCGAAGGGTGACGACGACGATCTCGTCCCGGATGACGACGGCGTCTACAAGATCCCGCAGGCCCAGTTCCTCAAGCGGGTCGCCCAGATGTCGGCGAAGGAACTCCGCCGGATCTTCGGAACGAGCGATCTCGACAAGATCGCCGAAGAGCGCAAGGAAGCCCAGTCGCTCAAGAAGGCGAAAGAAGCCGCCGACGCAAAGGCGGATGAAGAGCGCCGGGCGAAGCTCGACGAGGAGACGCGACTCAAGGAGGACCTCAAGAAGAAGGAGGACCGGATCGCGGAACTCGAGCGCCTCAATTCCGAGAAGGAAGAGGGGATGTTGGCCGATCGCCAGGAGCAGGTCCTGACGAAGATCGCCGCGAAGCTGTTCGAGGAAGACTACGTCGATGTCGCGCTCGACCGATTCCGTCGCCACGTCCGGGGGCTCTCAAGCTCGAAGGTCAGGGCGATGGACGAAGAAGATGTTTCGACCTGGTTCCGGCAGTACGCGGAGAAGCACCCGAAGATTGCGCGCGGGGCCGATTCGACCGAGACCGACGACGACAAGAAGAAGCGCGAGACGGCCGAGGCGGCCAAGAAACCGAAGGTGCCGCTCGATACGAAACCGAAGGACCGCAAGACCGCAACGTCTTCTCTCGACATGGGGAAGTTCGGCGGTAAGACCCCGCGGCCCGGTCAGCCGAACTCGATGAACAGCACCGAGCTCGCCGAGTACAAGCGGGCGCGCGGTATGTCCTGGTAACGAGGACGTCCTGATCCCCGGAGGGGCAAGCGATCGAGAGGTCGTTTGCCCCTTCTGCTTTTGGGGGCGGCTTGCGCGGGCTCGGGACGAATGCCACGGTTCCGGTGTCCAGACGCGAACAGGCAGACCCAGTCCCCCAATACGCGCACGACGGCGGTTAACGGTCGGTCCCGGGAGGAGTGGCAGAGGCCCAGTAGCGAAGGCTACCAGAACCCCCACCCGAAAGATCCATCCCAATGGCCATCCAAGGCTCTATCGTCTCTGCCCTCCCGGAGGGCATTCAGTCGCTCATCCAAGAGGGGATGCTCGAGAGGGCATTCCACGACGGTCTTGTGCCGGCGCTCCAGTACCGCGCCGAGGGTATGTTTCAGCGCTTCGAGGGTAACCTCGGCACCGAGAAGCTGGAGACCCGCCCGGGCCTTCTGCGCCCCAAGACAACCCCGCTCGTCGCGGGCGTCGACCCCAATCCCCAGGCCCTGACGTACGAGCAGTGGTACGCGCGCATCGACCAATACGGCGATTCGATCGACACCCACATGCCGACCAGCGCCGTTTCGATCGGCGACCAGTTCGGCCGGAACGTTCACCAACTCGGCATCCAGGCCGGTATGTCGGTCAACCGAATGGCCCGCAACGCGTTCTTCAAGCCCTACTTGGGAGGCTCGACGAACCTGATCGCCGCAACCGGTACCGGCGACACCACGATCCGGGTCGCGGCCCTCAACGGGTTCACGACCGTCATCGGTTCGACGAACGCTCAGGTTCGCCCGGTTCCGATCGGTCCCTCCTCGCCGCTCTCGATCACGATCATGAACGGCGCGACCCCGATCGTCCGCAACGCGATCGGTTTCGCTCCCGACGACCCCACGGACCCGTTCGGGCCCGGTACCTTGACGCTCTCCGCGACCGTCGGGTCGGTCGTCGCGACCCGCTCGCCCGTGCTTTCGGCGCTCCGCCCGAAGATCCTCCGCAGCGGCGGTGGTGACTCGGTCGACGCGCTTTCAAGCTCGGACACGATCGCGCTTCAGGACGTCATCAATGCCTGCGCGGAACTCCGCCAGCGCAACGTGCCGCCCCACGAGGACGGGTTCTATCACGCTCACCTGTCGAGCCTGACGAACGCTCAAGTGTTCCAGGACCCGGTCTACCAGCGCCTTCAGCAATCGCTGCCCGAGAACGCCCCCTACAAGCAGGCGTACATCGGGACCGTCGCGGGCGTCTCGTTCTACATGAACACCGAGTCGCCTGACTCGGGGAACTCCGGGACCCTGACCGGAACTTCGGCGAATGCGTTCTACGCGGCCGACATCGGCGCCGAAGTCGTCAACAACGGCGGCGTAAAGGTCGGACGCGTGATCGTATGTGGCCGCGGCGCCCTCTACGAGCACGGGCTCGACGAGTCCGCCTACGTGAGCGAAGCGGGCGTCAACGGGAAGATCGGCGAGTTCGACATCGTGAACAACGGCGTCCAGATCTCGACCGACCGTATCCGGCTGATCATCCGGGCTCCCGTGAACCGCATGCAGGACCTCGTCAGTTCGAGCTGGTCCATCACGGCCGGCTGGTCGGCCCCGACCGACTTCACCGCGCAGGGTGGCAGCGAGCTCTACAAGCGCGCTGTCGTGATTGAGCACGCATTGGGCTAGCGCTTAGTCGCTTCCCGTAAGCCGCGAAGGGCCACCTGGTTTACGCCGGGTGGCCTTTTGCTTGTCCGCCCTTCGCGGGGGCGGTAAAGGAACCGCGGAGGTACAGACGAGATGGCCAGATCAGCACCGAAGCCGCAGCAGGCCCAGCAGGCAGAATCCCAGATCCCCGGGGGAAGTTCGGGGGCACCGTTCGTCGAACACGACTCGGCAACGATCCCGCTCGCGCCCCCCGACCTCGTCAGGGCCGCGCGCGAGGAACGCGAGCCCGATGAGCCCGTCGTACCGGTCGCCCGCTACCGGGTCCTTCAAGAACGTCGGATCATGCACCGCGGTTCCCTGACGATGCTGAAGCCCGGCAAGATCGTCGACGAGTCGAACTACCGGATCGAGGACCTCATCGGTCAGGGAGTTCAGCTCCAGAAGCTGGAGGAGTAGGGTGGCGCTTTCGGAGGACGAACGGGTCCGGATTCGGCATCACCTCGGCTACCTCAACGTCGCGGAGGTCGCGACGTTCGTGTTAGGTGTCCCGGCGTCGGTCCAGACCCAGTTCATGATCGAGCCCGCGATGGACAAGATCCTGTTGCCGGCCGAGGCGAAGGCGCGACAGCTCCTCGATCAACTCGACGCGGTCGAGTTCCAACTGTTCGACGACACCGAGACGCTCGTCGCAAGCAAGGTCGGGTCGATCGACCTGAACCCGGACGAGTTCGAGAAGGTCATCCAGCGGTACGACTTCATCCGGAACGGGCTCGCCAACATCTTGGGTGTGATCCCGAACCCGTACGACAAGCGATTTTGGCAATCCGGTGGGGGAGCGGTCGGCATCAACGTGCCGATCGTTCACTGACGGATGCCGAAGGTCGGACCGCTCCCGCCGGGTAAGGTCGGCCGAACCCTCATCGACAAGCTCGTCGGGAAGGCCGACAAGATTCGTCAGCTCGCGACCAAGCTCGGGATCCGGCCATACCGGGTATTCTTGGTTCACTCGGGGTGGACGGGGGAGGAACGCGGCGAAGGACGCGAGCGCGAGCTCAGCCGGGTAGAGCTGCTCCCGACCCCGCGCGTCAGCCCGCTCGACGCGGTCTCGCGGGTACCGTTCCACGCCGGCGCGTACCCGGTCGGATCCATCCGGGTCGACGAGATCTCGATGCGGTACACGGAGGACCAGCTCAATGGGCTCGGATACCCGCGCACGGGCGCGGACGAAGTTCCGGAGCGGTTCGACTTCTGGTACGAGCTCGTCGAGGACGGTCGCTCTGGGGGGCCGGTTCGACCGCAGAAGTACCGGATCCTGGGGCAGCCGTTCCGGAATGCCGAGCAGGTCTTTTGGGCGGTCGCACTCGAGAGAATCTCGGACGACCCACCGGCGCGTCAGCTGCCTTAGCTGGTGAGCCAGCGCTGGACGGCACCGCCGGCGCGCGCCGCGCCCGAGATAGCCGCGAACAAGACCATCACGAGCACGATCCCGAACCAGACCGACGCCTGAAGGACCAGGAGCGGTCGGTCCCACCGCCCGTGCTCCACGAGGTCAGCATCCCAGTGTTGGTAGAACCCAAACGCGGCCGCGACGTAAACGATTAGCGTAACCATCGTTGAACCGATGGCGCGGGGCCGCCAAGCTTCCGGCATGCCCTCGACCGTTATCCCGATCGAAGAGGCCGGCGCCTGGGCGGCCGGGATCGGGCGCGCGATGCCGGATGCGGCCCGGCGGGGACTCTTGGCGGCCGCTTACCGAATCGTAGGGGCGATCAAAACCCTCGACCTCCCGCTCGACCGCGGAACCGCGCGAGCCGGGTGGCGAGCCGAACAGGTTCCGGCGGGAGCCGCGATCTTCAATACGGTCCTGGAGGCGGTCCTGATGGAAGGTGGGGTCAGGCCCCAAAACATCAAGATCGGTCGGAAGATGATCGATGCCCTCGCGGAGTGGGCCCGCCGAAAGGGCATTGGGTCTCAGCGAAACCAGACCGCGTCCGGCAGGGTCACGAAGGGCCGGCCTGCTGATGAACTGTACCGGTCGGTCGCGTGGGCGATCGCGACCAAGATGAAGCGGACCGGCATCTTCCACCCCGAGAAGGGGGGCCTCCAGCCGCTCGCCAAAACGACTCGTCGACTCGGTCCCCAGTACATTCGCGAAGAGGTCGCGCGCGAGCTCCGCCGGGCCTTCGGGGCAACCTGATGAGTACCCGCGAACGAGCCCACGACCTGATGAACGGCGCGACGCCCAACACGGCGCCGTGGCCGGCCCGCCCCGAGGTAGCGCTTCAGGCGGTCGACGGCCGTACGGTCGCGCTCAGGATCCTGGCCCGCTACATCTCGGAGCTCATCTTTCAGCTCCCGGGTGACAAGGGATCGCCCGTCACGATCCCGTACCGGATCAAACCGGAGGACGTCCACATCGAGCAGCCCGACAACGTCGACAAGCTCCGGTTCCCGTCGATCGTATTCTTGCCGGGTGCGGGTGAATACCAGCCGGTCGGTCTGACCCCCTACGTGGTTGAGTCGACGCGAGACGAGGAACGGAAGGACTGTGCGCTCCAGGTGATGGGGGAGTACTTCGAGGCCTTTACGGTCGAGTGCTGGGCCGACTCGATGCCGCTCCGGCGGTCACTCGTCGCGGCACTCGAGGACGCGTTCGTCCCGTCGGAAGCGATCTACGGGCTCCGGTTCCGGATGCCCGACTACCACGACCAAACGGTCTGTTTCACGCTCGCGACCTCAATGCGGCCCGACGACCCGGATGCGGTCCGGAACCGGCGCTGGGCCCACCTGGGGCTCGAGATGAGGTTCGAGGTCGTCAAACTGGTTCCGGTCGAGGGGTTCCGACCCGAAGTCGAGGTCGGGACATTCGAGTTTGGCCTCGGGGGTCCCGACTCGGACGTTTGAAGCCTGGGAGCGTGCGTGCCACGATTCGATCGCGCGCGAGGGAAACCGAACCATGGCGAACTTCATCAGGCGTTTTACGACCGATCCCGGCAACGATATCCTGCTGAACATCGAGTCGGTCAACGTGATCGACCGGGATCCGCCGGCCGCCATCACGGGGGTCGGGACCGGCACCGCGATGCTGGTGGGGGAGTTCGAAAACGGACCCTTCAATCTCGCGACCGAGATCACGGGCGCCGAGGACATGCAGCAGACGTTCGGATCACTCGGCTACACGTACGGGGGAACGACCGGCCAGAATCCGTCGGCCCGCACCCGCAATGCCGACTCGGCCGTCGCACCCGAATACTGGAACGGCAACGGAGCCGTTCAGCTCTCGGGGAAGCGATTCAGCCGACTCGTGCTCGTTCGGGTCGACACGAGCGTTGGGAGCGTCAGCTTTTCGCGGCTCGGCTCGTCCACAGGAGTCGCGAAGCCGAGCTACCAGATCACGACGGCCGACACGCTCTCGTTCAAGATCAACGGCGCCGGCGCCGTAACCGCGACTTTCACGGCCGTCGCGGCCGTCACGACCGGAGCATCGGCCACCTACGCGATCGTCGGGGGCGAGACCGTCACGCTCCAGTACGACTCAGCGCCGGCCTTCACCGTCACGTTCCTCTCGACCGACACGACCCAGGCCGCCGTGATCGCGCGGATTAACCAGTACGCGGGTTTCACGTACGCGTCGACCTCAACCACCGAAGTTCGGCTGACGTCCCGCCAAAAGGGCAGCGGCGCAAAGAACGTCGTCGTCGGGTTCGACACCGGTGCGACCGCGGCGAAGCTCGGCCTGACGGCCGGCACGGTCAGTGGGTCCGGGAACGTAGCGAACTCGAACGCCGTGACGTTCGCGGAGCTGAAGCTGATCGTCGAAACCGCCCTAACGGGTACGACGATGGACCAGACTTCGAGCGGCGCACCGCGCCTCTCGAGCAACACGGCCCTCACGGGGACCGTCGAACTCAGTACGCCGACGACCGCGACCGACTTCGGGTTTTCGGCCGGCGTCGGCACCGCCGTAACGGGTGACGCTGGGAAGATCCCGGCCGGGACGGTCGTCAAAACGAGCGGTCCGGTCAAATACGTCACGATGCAGGACGTCGCCGTGACGGCGGCATCGGCCGGACCCTACACGGTCAAGGTGCGGCACGCGACCGACGACGGGACCGGTACGGCATCGATCGCCGGCTCCATCACGCTCGTCGACTCGGTTTCGCCGATCGACCTCGCGGCGTTCTCCGTTATCAACCTCACGCCGACCGTCGCGGCCCTGACGGAATCCCAGATCGACGCCGCGTACTCGGCTGCGTTCGACGCGACCCTCGACATCAACACGGTCGCGAAGGTCATCAACGTTGCGTGGTCGGCTCGTCAGTCGAACTCGGTGCGCCGCAAGGGCAAGGACAACGCACTCAGCGCGAGTGCAAACGGCTGTTTCGGCCGCATGTTCCTCGCGCGGTCCCCGATGGCACTCGCGAAGGCAATCGCGAAGGGCACCTCTGAACCGGGCGTTGGCCCGTACCGGGATCAGCGGGTCGTCTACTGCTACCCGAACGCTCGCACGAACGTACCCGGGATCGCACGCCTCGGACTCTCGGGCGGCACTGGCTTCACGGTCGATGGCAACGTCGACGTGGGGGCCGACGGGTTCCTCGCGAGCGTTCTGAGCCAGCTCCCGCCGGAGGAAAACCCCGGCCAGGACGCGGGGCTCCTCGGGAACATCATCGGGATCGAGTCGGGGCTCTCGTCTCAATCCCTAACGATGTCGGACTACATCGCGTTCAAGGCCGCCGGTATCTGCGCGCTCCGGATGGACGCCGGCACCGCGAGCTTTCAGTCGGGCGTGACGTCGGTCGATCCGCTCGCGTACCCGAACCTGAAGAACATCGCGCGTCGCCGGATGGCGGACTTCATCCAAGATACGCTCGCGAACCGCATCACGGGCTTCGGGAAAAAGCTCTCGACGATCCGTCGCCGCAAGGCTCTTTTGGCCGAGGTTCGCGGATTCCTGAAGGGGCTCTTGTCGCCGGACGATCTCGCGAGTCAGCG